CGATAACTGCCACAAAAACAATAATAGGAGTAATATTATGTCAAATATGGTATTTGGTGAAGTAGATTGGAATTCAGCAGACTCAGGTTCAGGCGGAAAGTCTGATTTCATGAGGCTCGAAGAGGGCGAAAACACAGTCCGCATTATGGGCAATCCCGTTCAGTTTTACATCCATTGGATTGTAGGCGCAGACGGCAAGAAGGGCAAGATCAACTCTCCCGTAAATAACCCTGAGCTTGTTTCTCGTCTTGAGGACTCTGGTTTTAAGCGTCAGGCTCGCTGGTTAATCAAGGTTCTTGATCGTAGCGATGATACCTTCCGCCTTCTTGAAGTTGGCCCTCAGATTTATAATGGAATCAAGGCCCTTTACAACAACAGTCGCTGGGGCAAGGTAACTCAGTATGATGTTACCATTCTTCGCGGATCCCCTGGGCAGCAGCCTCTTTACAGCGTGCAGCCGAATCCAAAAGAGAGCTTATCGTCTGACTTCAAGGCGAAGTTCATGGAGTTTAACGACAGGGTCAATCTTGAAAAGGCAATCTCTCCCTCAACTGCTGAGACGGTTTGTGAGCGAATGGGATGGTCTACCGGAGATACCTCCTCAACATCTGAGGAGTCAACGGCTTCGGACGATGATTTTGACTTTGATTTTGAATAGTTTTTTGTAAAAACAAATTACTTTCTAAGGCGCGTAAAGTATAATCTTTACGCGCCTTTTGTTATGAATAAAGTAATTGGATTAGACATATCATCTTCAACTGTTGGTTGGGCATTATTTTCTTATGATGAAAATATTTGCAAGCTAGAAGAATATGGGCATATAAAGCCAATGAAATCAGCAAAGGGATCTTTGTCAGTTAGGGCTGCAGATTATTTAGATAAAATAATTGATTTTTTATCTGATAAATCTCCAGATTCTGTTGCCATAGAGGCTTATGCGAATAAGTTCTCAAGAGGAAGAAGTACGGCCAGAACTATAATTGTTTTGTCTGTATTTAATGAAGTAACCTCTATTGGCTCAATAAAAGCAATTAACATTGAGCCTAATAGATATGCTGTAATTTCAATAAGATCTGTTTTATCCAAAATAGCTGGCACAAAAATATCTTCAAAAGAAGAAGCTTTTGATTTTATTGTTGAAAAATTTAAAAGTTTTAAAATTAGAAAAAAGAAAACAGGCACTATAAAAGATGAGTGCTTTGACGAAGCTGATGCTATTGCTGTAGCGCTAACACATATTTACAAGGAGTTGGATAATGGCAAAGGATTTAACTTACAGCAAATCTGCTAGGGAAAAGATTTTGGCAGGTTCTGAAAAGCTATCAAAAACTGTTGCGGTAACTATGGGTCCGCAAGGTAAAAACGTTATATTGGGCAAGTTTGTTGGAGCGCCAGTCCTTACAAAGGATGGCGTTTCTGTTGCTAGAGAAATAGTTCTAGACGATCCTGTTGAAGATTTATCCTGCCAGCTTATAAAGGAGGCGGCAGGAAGAACTGCCGCAATAGCTGGGGACGGAACAACTACAGCTACAGTTCTTGCTGATGAAATTTTAAAGAATGGCTGCGAGCTTTTATCAAATGGATATTCCCCGCTTTCTCTGAGAAATGGGGTTGAGGCAGCAAAGCAGGCAATCTTTGAAAAGTTAGACGAGATGAAAAGTGATGCTAACAATTTTGATGATCTAAAGAATGTTGCAACTATATCTGCAAATAATGACTCTGATTTGGGAGAGAGTATTGCTGAAGCATTTGTTGCAGTAGATATGGACGGAACGGTTATAGCAAAGGCATCTCCAGGAATTGGAAACTCAGTAAATATAGTCGATGGAATAGAGCTAGAGAATGGCTGGATATCTCCAGGATTTGCCCTTGAGGGTGCTGCGGAGATTGCCTTTGAGGAGTGCCGAATACTTATATGTAATGAGGAAATGTCAAATCTTAATCTTTACCTAAAGCTATTACATAAACTTTCCGAAGAAAATGTTCCAGTCCTTATACTCGCAAAGGATGTTAACAAAGAGGTCTTGCAAACTCTTATTGCCAACAACAGGCTGGGGAGAATTAAGGCTGTTGCCGTGAAGATTCCGGTGCTAGGCGTTGCTCAGGAAGAGTGGATTAGTGCTCTCTCCACATTAGTTGGAACAGTAGTCGCTGGAGATGAGTGCGCAGTTGTTGATATGGAAGTGAAGGATTTGGGGTTTGCAGGTAGAGTTATTGTAAATCAATATTCTACAAGGATTGTAGAGGGCAGAAAAGATGACGCCAGAGTTGCAGAAAAGCTAGCAATATATGAATCTGATTCTCAGAAGCTTATATCAGAAAAAATGCTAATAGACTCAAGAAATAGAATATCTTTTCTAAAAAGTAAAGCCGCAATTATATCTGTGGGATACTCCACAGAACTTGAGTTGAGAGAAAAAGGCGATAGGGTTGAGGACGCTATATGTGCAACAAAGGCTGCGATAGAAGAGGGCTATGTTCCCGGGGGTGGGACGGCACTACTTAGGGCATCAAGCTTAGTTGATCTAGATTCCTTCTCAGAAGATATTTTGCCTGCAGTAAAAGTGGTGATTGATGCATGCAAGAGACCGATAACGCAAATCGTAGAAAATGCAGACTTAGATTCAAGAGAAATAATTGAAAAAGTACTGGCCTCTGATAACACAAATTTTGGATACAATGCTGCTACAAATACTTTTGAAGATTTAGTCAAAGCAGGCGTGATTGATCCAAAGAAAGTGACAAGAACCGCTCTAGAAAATGCTGCCAGCATCTCTATGTTGCTTATAAATACAGGTGCAGTAGTTTCCGAGCAAAAGGAAAATCCTTCTAGCTGGCAACCTCCCGCTGGGTGGCGCCCGCCAGAAGAAGGAAAGCTTTCACATAAATATTAATTAGGAGTCATTATGGCAAAAAGAGTAACACAAACAGAGGCAGAAAAAGAAATACTAAAGTTCTTTGGAGAAGACACTGTTTTTTTTGATGGCAATATTGCAACAAAGTATGAGGCGGTCAGCACCGGAAGCCCAAAGCTTGATGAGGCAATAGGAATCGGAGGAATTCCGCTGGGGAGAATAACTCAGCTTGCAGGACAGGAAAGCTCTGGAAAAACTATGCTTGCACTATCAATCATTAGAGAGTATCAGCAAAAGAATCCAGAAAATACAGCTCTTTTCATTGACGCAGAGTATACTTATGATCCTGAGTGGGCGGAAAAGCAGGGTGTTGATACTTCACGAGTCATTGTCATCAAAACAAATGATGCTAAGGCTATTTTTGAAGGCCTTATTGGAAAGGTAAAGGTAAACAAGACCACAAAGAAGGTATCCAAAGCAATGAAGGGCATCCTTGATCATGTAATCGAGGGTAGTGATCCAAGGTTTAAGAATCTAGGAATTATTGTCCTTGACTCAATTGCTGTCTTAAATACGCCGCTTGAGGTATCGGCAGAAGTGGGTAAGGCAAATATGGCCCCAATACCTAGATTCTTATCTACAGAGCTTAAAAAGCTAACTCCGGTAGTAGCCCAGGCCAATGTAGCGTTTATTGGAATCAATCAGGTCAGGGTAAATCTAGGGCAAATGTTTGGTGACCCATCAACCTCTCCTGGAGGAAAGGCTCTAAAGCATGCTTGCAGCTTAATGATAAATATGGCTCCAGTTTTTTCTGCCGACTCCGTAATAAAAGGAGACGATGAAGAGAGGATTGGGCATACCGTTCGGGCCAAAATTCAGAAAAACAAAGTCGGCGCACCCTTTAGACAGGCCGAGTACAAAATTAAGTATGAAGAAGGGATAGTCGAGACTGCGACAGAGGTTTTTGAGCTAGCAATCAAATATAATCTGATTGATAGACCAAACAATCAGAGCTATCAGATAGGTATGGAAAAAATAAGAGGCAGAGACGCTGCTTTTGCTTATTTTGTAGAAAATAATCTTGTCGATGATTATCTGGCCAGTGTTCAGAACATATACATAAATGGCGAAGCTATGCCAGAGGCAGAGCCAGAAGAGTTAGAGGATAATCCACTTTTGGGAATGGTGTAATATGTTAGTTAGATGTAATCCAAAATGCAAAGAAAGCAATGGGCAGACAGACTGCTCTTTAGATGTCGAGACAAATAATGCAATATGTAATACGTGTGGAGATGTTCTTCCTGATATTTCTGAGTTTAGCAAGTTGTCGATGAAAACAACTGGCGATATAATCAGAAACACAAAGAGCAAGGCCTTTACTTTCCCTTGTAATGCTTGTGAAAAAGAAGTCCAAGCAGTCATGGTAAACAGCGTTCTCGTGGGAAAGAATTGCCCCAACAACCGATCTGGATGCCAGATTAATATAACGGAAACCATGGCTGCTGCCGTAAAAGAATATGGAGAGTAGCCAATGGATGCCCACCAGGAATTTGATAAGCTTGTTAAAATATGTCAGTCTAATTTAAAAAATTCTAAAGAATGTATTAATTATCTGGTTAAAGAAAGGGGCTTGGAAAAAAGAGATGTTTTAGAAAATAAAATAGGCTTTTTTCCACAAAATATATCTATATTAAAAAACTATGTGTCAGAAGAGTTCTTAGCCAAGGTTAACTTAACAAACTTTTCTGGAGGAAGTGATTTTTCTAATTACTTTTATTTAGTTTTTCCCATATACTCAGAATATAATGATCTAGTTGGTATAAGTGGAAGAACGCTCTTGAAAGAGGAGGAAAGAAGACTCGTAGGTATTCCAAAGTATAAAAACACCTCCTATAAAAAGGCTGATATACTCTACGGGCTAAATAAATCCAAGAACTCTATCTTGGAAAAAAACAATGTTTTCGTTACAGAAGGTTACTTTGATTATATTTCTATGTCAAAGAACGGTTTTAAAAATTCAGTAGCTATATGCGGAACTGCTTTTTCAAAGAAGCACTTCTTAAAGCTTGCAAGATATACTGATAAAATAACTTTTATTTTAGATGCAGATGATGCAGGTCAAAAATCAGCTGAAAGAATTTATAATAAATTTATCAATAAAGGGATTAAGCTTAGATTTTTAAAGTTACCAGATGGCCACAAGGATGTCGATGAATATTTTGCAGATAACTCCACGTCAACTCTTACTTTCTTCAAAGACTTTAAGCAAATAATCCCAGAAGTGTGGTAGTATAAAATGGGAAAAAGTAAGTCTTATCAATATAAAATCGTTGAGGTTTCATTCGACGCTGCAAAGTTAAATAATTTTTCTAATGAAAACAGCATAAGCAATATGCTTGAAACAAACGCATTAGATGATAGGCTAATAGAGCTTAAGGAAGAGCTTCTTGGCGAAATATATGATATAATCAATGGCGATTATCTAACTGAGCATCAAAAGAAGATTTTATTTATGAGGCTTATGGGAAAGACCCAGAACGAAATAGCAGAGCATCTCGGCATAACCCAGTCTGCAGTTCACAAGGCAATGCACGGAAACATAGATTATAGAAATCAGAAAAAAAGATATGGGGGCATTGTCAAAAAGCTTCAAAAGCTTTGCAAGAACAACGAAAAAGTAAAAGACATCTTGGAAAAAATCTCTGATATTAAAAAAGAAACTGTTGAAGAAGAGGCATACTACTAATAATATATATTTTTACATATGTTAAAGATATATTTGCAACATTTTATTTCTATTAATAAGACAAAATTACATGAGGAGCCCCTTAATGTCTGAGCTAGACGATATTTTATTAAAACTTTCTCAAGATCGAGAGCAAAATCCAACTAGGAAAGATCGAATTGAGCTTACTGAAGATGTCAAGATAAAAAAGGTAGCCTTCGATATGGTCAAGGTGTTTGGCGACCAGTACAACGATTTATGGAAAGTAGAAAAAGAGGGAGACTCCACCTTTTTGGTTAGAAGTTCACACCCAAAGTATGAAGTAAAAGAGGCTGGCGCATGGTCGGCTCAGAGCAACCATAGCTCTGACTCTGTTACGCTAGCGTATAAGGGAGTTCCTATTTGTTCGTTTTCTTCTGATGAATACGGATTTTCTAAAAATGACGTTTTTACCTTTAAGACCGCCCTGCTGGATATGGCGGAAAATGATCCTCTTTTTGTAAATAAAGTTGTTGACGCGCAATTAGAGGCTAAGGCAAGCGCCATCAAACAAGTATTTCCAGACTTATTTAAAAAGAATTAATTAAGGACTATAAAAAATGAACGATATAAAAAAATTAGCAAGAGAAGCTCAGAGGGCGCTAGATAAGCTAACCGGCGGAAACAAGTATCCCTCCGGATACGTCTGCCAGAGAGTGGAGCTTGCCAAAAAGAATAATCCCGGCGACGTAACCTTGGGTTATGCAAGAGATATTTTTGAGAAAAGAGCCTCATCCCAGGAGTTTTTCACATCAAAAGAAATATCAGAGGTATATAACAGCATATCAGGCCTCTCTTCTGGAAAAAGCGTTTTCAGAGAAGTGCTTGGCGATATGATGACTGATAGTCCTGCGGAATCTGTTCGCCAAAAGGTAGCAAGCCTCGACTCAAGAATCTCTTACGAAAATGAACTAAAGCCTCTTTATGGCGACTCAGAGTTATCCAGAGAGCTTTCAGGCGTTTTCTCTCTAGATAAAAAAGCATCTTTTTCAGCCCTTTCTGATACCACTCTATCTAAGGCTGCAAAGTTTGCAAAAGTTCAGCTTACTTCACTCGGCTGCCCACCTAGTAACGTTTCTGTGGTAAAGGCAAATGACCACTTTGTTTTATGCACGGCATCAATTGAGACCTCTGACTTTACCCAGGTCAATGTTCCTGTTCCAGTGCAGATCACCAACGGTATTCCCTCCCTGCCACAGTCATTCATTCAGGATGATGAGCTTGTCAGCCTTAATAAGGAGAACCTTTATGTTTTCATAAAGGATAAAAATAATCACAAGAAGAGGGCTGCAAGAAATGAGTTTGCAGGTCAGCGCGCAGCAGGTAATGTCAGGGTAGATACTCCTGATGTGCCCGAGGCGCTAGCCAGATATGCTGATTTAGACAATAGCTTAATCGCTGCAGCATCGGCATTTTCTTCAAACGAAGTATCTAGAGCAACTGCAATTCTTTCATCTGAGCTTTCGGCTTTAGGTCTGAAAAATGCCCAAATAAAGCTAGCTGGATCAGATGATAAGGGCTTACATTACCAGGCCAGCATACCTTCCCCCGGTGGCCAAGTTTGTGCGGATGTGTACGTGGATATGCCAAATGGCTCTGCCATGATCCCGACAGCCTTTAAGGTTGCTGGAAAGTCCTATAAGCTCAACCGATCAGGCCTGAGGACTGCGATTAGAACTGCAGAGGAGTCTGGCCTTCATAATAAAATTTCAAGGGAAATTGAGAGTATGGGGCGACTAAATTACTCGCAGCTTATTGGAGAGATGGAGTCTGGTATTGCAGAGTCTGACTACAAGCGCGCAGAGAATGCTCTGTCTGCAATACAGTCTCGATTTGATTCAACTCAGCACCTTGCAGCACTAGATCATTATTCAAAGCTCCTAAAGCATTCCTCTTCTAGCTCAAGCAGAGATGCCCTAATTAAGGCGGCTTTTGACAGAGGGGATCTAATAAATATATCAACCTCTGTTCAGCTTTACTGCCCTAAGCTCGGCTTGCCAGTCAGCAAGGTAGCCTTTGATAGCAAGGGAAGGTGTATACCGGCTACTAGAACCTTGTCCTCTGGCGATATAAGCGAGACGGGCGCAATGATATCAACTTCAAAAATATCTTTATCATAGAGGAATCATGCCTAGCAAAAGAACAAGAAAAATAAAGTTATATAACAAAATTGTTAAGCTAGCAGAAGCTGATCAGCATGGTATATTTAATAGCTTCCAAGGTGCCGCAATAACTGATGCTACCAGGGATAAGTATATAAGCGAAAAATATAACACTCCTCCAGATAGATCTTTCGAAGGACTGTACGGCATTACTCCCGAGCACTCAGACAGTGAGTTGAAAGAAGCCAAAGAGGTAAGCCCTCACCTGTCCACAAGGTATGTTCCGGGCTATGTCGGCCTGCAGGCAAGAAGGATAGGCGATGGAGTTGTCGAAAATCCTCTGACTGGAGAAAAGTTCGATTATAATGAAGGCTTTAAGGTCGGAGATCAGGTTTTTAATCCAGGCGATGTTTCCATGCAAACAAGCCTTATACATTTTGCAAATCATCTTGATAATATAGGGCTCGTAAAAGAAGCCAATATGGTTGACGAAATCATATCTAAGCTCAAATAATATTCTGATTATTAAAATTATAATAATATCTCGGCATAGTAATATATAGCCGGGATATTTTTTTATGGAGATAAAGTGAGTAAGAAAGTTTTAAATCACCCAGATAAAGAAGAGCTTATAAAAAAACTTCTAGAAGGCGAGTCTGTAAAGGGCGTTGAATCCTGGCTTAAGGATAAGTATCCTAGAAAAAAAAGAATGCATATATCCTATATGACTTTGCAAAAGTTTAGAACTGAGCACCTAAACCTTAAGGGTGAAGTTCTTGATGATATAAAAAATAGGAGAGTCGAAGTTTCAAAGGAAGCGTCCGAAGCTGAGGCTAGAATGATAGTTAAAAACTCTTCTGCTTACCGGCAGAAGATAGAAGAAATTGCCTCTGGAGAGCTGGATGTAACGAGAAGGCTTCTGGAAATGGATTCTTTGGTTAATTCAAGAATAGAATACTACTATAATGTTCTTCAAACTGGCGGGACAATAAAAGAAGATAAAATATTTTTAGAATATATAAACACAATGAAATCTTTAATGCAAGATTGGAAAAAATATATTGAAGGCGTTGCTGACCATAAAATTGAGCATAATATTAATATTAATGTTATTAATGAGCAAGCAAGAATTCTAAGGGAGTCTGTTATGGAAATTCTACATCAGATGGATCCAGATCTTATACCGGTTTTTATGGATGCTCTAAATAGGCGCATGAATTCTGCGGATACAGAGACTGCGGGCTTTATAGAAGCAGACGTAATAGATGTTTAGCATATTTAGGAATATAAAATGAAAAATAAAAAAGTTACATTAAATCTAAAGGAAGACTTAAATTCGATAATTTCATTTCGTTCCTGGATAAAAGATGCAACGAAAGATTATGAGGATAAAAAGATTCCCGATGGAGATTTGGATAAATATCTCGGTTATATAAAGCGGAAGTTAGATGATATGGTTGGTAAAAATAAGGCAGATTGGATTAAGGCAATAGAAGAGCTTCAAGAGAGCATTAAAGATGGTAAAAATAAATAATTACTTTAGAAAAAAGATAGCAAACATGAACGAAGATAATATAGATCTTCTGCTGCCTATCGCAAAAAGAGCTGCCCACCTAACTGATATTGGGGTGTCTAGCGATGAAGAGTTGGCTAGATACACCTATCTGAGGCGAGAGGCTCGCAAAATGGAGGTTGCCCTCTCCAATGAAGCTGCCTCGAATATTATTAAAAACTCAAGTGATGCTGGGGATGTTCTTTATGGGCTACTAAAAATAAAGATTGCATCTTCTCCAATTAAAAAAATTGCATATCCAAATCCAGGCTTATCTGTAGATAGCCTAACAGAGGAGGTCGATTTAAACAATTGGCTTGAATTAGTTCACAAAATATATAAAGATTGCAAAAGCGGAAAGCGAACAAAAGAAGCTGCCCTGCAATTTTATAGTAATATTTTAGATAACGAAGAAAAGCAAAAGTTTTTAAGATGGTTTGATTACTTCAGTAGCGGCCAACATCTTAAGTATGCTAATAATAAGGAAGATAAAATGAAAAAAGAATCTTTATTTCAATCAGGTCTAGTTGGAAATGGCTTTTATACCCAAGATACAACTGGATATAACTCTTCTGGCAGAAATCGTGGCAACAACATGCCTGGTGACAGTTTTACTTCTAGTAGCTTGCCAGAGCCCAAAGTAGATGAAGGTAGTTTAGAGAGAGAAAAAATAGTAAACTGGAAAAAATCAATAAATAGAGCTTGCAAAAGAATCGATACCCTTCTTAGGGATGGAGATATTCCTTATGATGAATATTCTGAGATGGCAAAACATCTTTTTGAATTAAGCTCTTTGATAAAGCGGGTTAAAATGGCAAGCACTATGAGTGATGTTACCCATAGGACTGCCGGAATATTTAAAAAAGCAGGACACGATGTTCACGCAGATACTCTGCTAAAAATTGCACAAGAAATAGCCGAAGAGCAAGCAGAGGTGCCGCCTCCTAGCCCAGAGGGGCAAGCCGAAGCAATACCTGGCGCTCCCGCTCCGCAGGAGGAGCCTGCGCCAAGCGGTCCAAGTCAGCAAGAGCAGAAATCTGGAGTTGAAGTTCCTGAGCCAGATGATGTCGAGCCTGCAAAGCTTAGGGATATTGAGCCTATTCCCGGACCTCAGCCCGGGGAGTACGATGCTCTGGCTGGAAATATAAATTTGGAAGATGCAGCCAGAAAGCTAGATGAGGTAGCAGGGATGCTTGCAGATAGGCGGATCATCAGGCAACTTGCTGAGTTTGATATTATGCTAGACAAAATTGGGATCGCCTCTATGTTTCCAGAGCTTGCAGAATCTCAGAGCAAGCTAATTGATGCATTTTCCTACGCCCTAACTCGCGTCACAAAAATGATGGGTCAGCTGTCTAATGCAAAGACTCTGCTAGAAGCTGGCGGGCCTTTACCCGGGGCAGCACAGGGGGCCTCAGAGCAGGCGGAAGAGCCTCCAGCACCCGAGACAGCACCTGAGCCAGAAGAAGCTCTGCCGGTTGAGTAAGCAGCATGCGAGAGATATTTAAAACAATTCTTGAAATAGCAGAGAATAACAAAATATCTCAGCCCTTCGCCGTTGGCGGTATACCTAGAGGTTTATATCTAAGTAACAAAAAAGATCTAGATTCAGACATAGATATTACAACTAACTCATCCGATATAACAAGGCTGGCTGTTTTAGTTGCCGATCATTTTCAGAAATTCTTTAAAGTTTTTGATGATGGACACATTACCCTGTATTTAGATGATCATATTGTTGATTTCTCTAGCAATTTTATTTCAGAATCTGCAGTAGATTATATTGGAAATGTAGATAAAAATTTGAAAGAAGTTTATAGCAGGGACTTTACTATAAATACTCTACATATGAATCTTGAAACTCTTGAGATAACAGACCCCATTGGCTCTGGTAAGAAAGATAATGACGAAAAAATAATAAAAACACCTGTTCCGCCAGAGATATCTTTAACAGACGATCCAAATAGACTTTGGAGGGCTATAAACTTTTCATCTAGGCTTGGTTTTGATATAGATCAGGAGATCATAGATTTTGTTGTAAATAATAAAAAGTATTTTGCAGAACATCCAGAGATAAAGCCTGCATATATTGAAAACGTAATTGGGGAAACAATAAAGATCGATCCCGAAAGAACGCTAAAAAACCTAATAACAATGGAGATTTTAGATCTAGTACCATTATCTGGAGAGTTTAAGAGAGAAATAATAAGCAGAAAAATGGTAAAAAGATATTTAGATGGGCTATAGTACAAAACTTTACTAATATATTATATTTTAAAAGAAGACTATGATTAGAGGCAAACTTCACAAATGTCCATTTGGACTCAAAATACCTTTCGGATGCAAGAGTGCAGGAGGCTGCCTGGAGCGTGAAAACACTCCTGTTGCCAGCTTTATGATTCCTTTGAGCAATCTTGATGATGATGATGATTTGAGAGACGCAATGGAATATAACTTGGACTTGCTTTTTTTGATTGAAGAGCCGAAAAAATGCCCATATGCAGATAAGATAATGGATAATGGCAAATCCGTTGATTGCAAGTACGATGAAGATGGAAAAGAAACCCCCGTTGGCATCGATGGACTAAACGGAAGCCCTAATTATCCCCATATTATGATCGGGCAAATGCCAAAGGCGCAATACAGTTATCCAAAAGAATATAATGATTATTATTCAGATGATAATAATACTAATATATATTATGGTATATATAGCTTAATAGGTTAGGGTTATGTCTAAAAAATATTTAAGAATAAAAAATACAAAAATGGGAGAGAAAATGAAAAAAGAAGCCTACTATGAAGATTCTGCTTATGTGGAAGATTTTGCTATGGATTCTATAAGCTACGCTGAAGATAAGGATGATGAGCTAAGCGTTCTCGAAAAAGCCATGGAAGAGTTCGGATCAGGTGAAGAAGGTGTCGTAGGAGATGTTTTCCCGACTGGAGATTTTTCTGAGAATGACTTTGCCGAAGAAGAATATAAAGACATGACCCTCCAGGAGGCTCTTGAGGGTCTTGCCGAGGGAGATGAAAGCTTAGGCGAGCTTGCTGAGGAGCTTGAGGAGTTGGACAAAGATGTTGAAGATCTATTAGAAGAGCATGGAGATACAAAGCTTTCTGATTTAATCCCCGGCTCAAATTTGTCTGCAAATGAGCTTGACGGAGAAGCTGAAGAAAAAGAGACAGACTATGCAAACGATGGCGACCTAACAAAGTTTATGGATTATATCTCGGGCGAGTATCCTGCAAAAATACCTATGCATGATGGGCGCACCACAACTGGCTGCGAAAAAGCTATTGTATTTTTAGATAGATTAAACTCTCAAATATCTAGAGCAATTAAGGATGATGTGGAAAGCGTCCTAGATTTAGAAAAACTTGAGGAAATTAGAGGTCATATAATGAGAGATGTTATAACTCTTAAGGATCATCTTAATAACCTCAAGAAGAAAATAAAGGAAGAGCACTCCAAGAAGGCATCAACTGATGCTCCTATGTGGCTAAACGCCGAAGGAGAGAGCGTAGACATCGTAAAAGAAGCTACAACGCCTCATAGTCGAGGTATGGTTATAACAATTACTCCGTTCCAGCGAGCAATAACCGGAATGATGATTAACGCACATGTGTCGGCCGGCAAACCAATGGACGAAGTTTATCAAGCTCTAAAAGAAAAGTACGATATAACAGATAGAGAGGAGCTTGAGATAATCCAGATATGCATGGATAGTGGCTTCCCATTCTTTAAGGATCGCGGAACAGTTGGCGAAGATAAAGATGAAAAGCTTAGCATAGATTTCATGAAAAACTATTTGTCATAGGAGCTTAAAATGAAAGTTAATAGACAGGGCTTAAGTGAAAGCTATAAAACTACAGCTGATTGGATTTCTGATTTTGAAAAAACTTTAGAAAAAAAAGGTAATTATCTCGAAAATCTTCAGAGCATATTTAAAAAGAGAAATGACTTCGATACAATTGAAGAAAAAATGGCTGACATAAGGAATCGCGCTGGTTTTGAGCTTATAAAAGAAACAGAAGATGCAAGCATTTCAAAGAAAGCATCTGAATGCAATGCGTGTGATGGTGCATGCCAGTGCTCCGGATGCTCTTGCAATAAATATAATTGTAAGTCTTGCAACTCAGATTTCATATCAAAAGTGAAGTCTGTTATAAACTATATGAAAGAGTTCTCTGCTGATAGGCCAGAAGCTAGCGTCCCAGTTATTATTACTCACTGTAGAAACCACCCAGAATTAAATTTTCAAGAAATAGAGTCTAGACTAGATAATAAAAAATTCAAAGCCTTACTAGAAAACACTCTTAATGCAAATAAAGATTTAAAAAAAGAAGTAAAATATATACCAGAAAACGGGGATGAAAAGCTAGAGTCTGATGTTGCAGACTACTTCAATCATGCCCAACCTTCTGGTTAATATGTCTAAAGCTAAAAAAGAAAAAGAATTAATAAATCAATTTAATAACAGTTTTCTTGATTTTGACCCAGCCCATTTCTGCAAAAACAATCTAACTCTCGATGGTTCAGAATTTAATATTGTAGATTCGGGCTGGAAGTTTATGTCTGATGTATATAGATATATTGCACTAAATGCAACTAGAAAAGATGGAAAGCCGGTCGTTATAAAGAAGGGCCGTCAGGTTGGCGCAACAGTTATGGCTGGAGCGCTTGATCTCTTTTTTACGAATAGCGGACTTTTTACAGAGCCTAATATTCGAGTTATTCATCTCTTCCCAGCCTTGGGGCAGGTCAAAAAATTCTCTCAAGATAAGCTTGAAACTCTTATAAGAACTGCAAAGGATAATTTTATAGAGCAAAATAAACTTTCAAGCGCTAATGCCGTTGATAATCTTACGATGAAGCAGTTTGAGACAGGCACCTTGTGGGTAGACAGCCTTGGCACTGACGGCGATAGAATTCGTGGTATGACTGTTGATGTAGCCATGTTTGACGAGGTTCAGGATATGCTTGGTCACGCAATAGGTAACGCAACTAAAATACTTACCGCAGCAAAATATGGCCCAGTGGGTCAGGGGGTTCAAGTTTACTTTGGAACACCTAAGGGTAAAAATAGTCACTTTGCAACAATCTGGGATATGTCTGACCAAAGATACTATCACTTAGGATGCATTAACTGCAGAAAAACCTACCCCTTTTACCTGCCTGATGATGACAGGTGGAAATCTATTTGGTTATATGAAAATATAGTCCAATGTCCTTTGTGCGGAACTAAGCAGAAAAAGGTAGAGGCCATTGGAATGGGCAAGTGGGTTGGTACTAGAGATCCGGAGAA